GTTGCCGATGAGCGAGCCATACCACGACTTGCTAGTTCCTTTGCCCTTGATGGTGTTCGATTGGCTGATTTGATTTCGCTAAAGGTTTCCCAAGCTGATTCCATATCAGGATAATCAATCACTTCACCATTTCGGTCTTTTGGAGCTATTTTTTCTACAAATGTAGCGAACTCTGAACGAAGTTTAGGATTTCTTGAGAAGTCTACATCGTAGTTCTCCTCAATACTTTCAAAAGCTGACTCTAATTCGTCTTCTGCTTCTCTGTCTGCTTCTGCTTCTCGTTGCGAGATTTGTTCTATAGCTTCTGTGGCTTTCTGTGCCGCCCTTTGGTCTAAGTTTCCTAATGCTCTTGATAGAGAATTAAGAGCTTGAACTTTTTCAGGTGTATCGTTGCCTATGATAGCTGTAAAAGAATCTATTACACTTGCAAACTCGTCTTCTGTTTCACGAGGAACTGCTCGTGGTTCTTCCTTTGGCATCCGTTTCTCGATTTGCTTCTCGATATACTTCTGAACCTTAGGGTCTTTATAGAAAGGTAAAGGCTTTTCCTCTTCTATTACTTCCTCTTTTGCAACTGCTTGTTCAAAAGGGTCGTTCTCTTCTTCTTTAAAAGGACTTTCGTTATTCTCTGTTCCTAATAAGAAGTCTGCTACTGCACTGTTTTCTTTGTCCATAATGTTTTACACAGGTTTATTTCAGGCAAAACCGAGAAAGCCTATTATGTTGTTAAAGTTTACTTGGGCTACTCTTTAATGTCTGTAACCGCAGAGAAGACATACTATTTAGTTTTTCTTTCCTCCTTTCGCCTTACTTAATGCTTTGGATTTGGAATAACCTGTTTCCTTTTCTCTTTTTGCGTTTCTCTCGTACTTAGGTTCAGGGTATTTTTTTAAATACGATACTGATTTTCTTTTTTCCATACTAATTTATCTCTACTACATTTCCTAAATCTTCGACCTCTTTCACTACAGCTTCTTTGAACTTAGCTGGCATACCTACATTGGTTAAGCCGAATCCATTGTCGCTTGGTATTGTTGTATCTTGTGGTTGTTTATTTTCTGACATATTATTTTTGTTTAGCTTTTAATGCTTTGGATTTTGCAAATCCTTTTCTAGCTTCTGTCATTGCTGGGCTATTTACTCCCATACCTTTCGTGTTGCTGTTTCCATTTAGCCCTCTACCTTCTGCCTTAGCTCTGTCAAAGATTTTCTCCATTCGTGCATTACGTCTTTGTGCTCCTGTTGTGTGGTTACTCATATATTTAACAAAGTTTATCCATATCGCTATCTGCTTGCTTTTCGACATAGCTTGCTTCTGGTAATCCTTCACTGTTTATTTGATTGCTTCCTTCGACTACGCAAGGTAGTCCATCTTTTAATATTTCACTCATAATGTTTATTAGTTATTGTTTATAATTATGCTTCGTACACATCTCCATAATTCTTGTGTCCTGCTACATAGAAACCTGCTTTTTTAGACCTTACTTCTCTTTCACCTTGCTTGTGTCCACCTTTCGCTTTAACGTTTTTTAATGCTCTACGTTTTGCTGCTGAACGATATTCTAATTCCTTCTTGTCTGCTTCTTTGTGGCTCATATAGTTTCCACTAGTCTTTCCTTTTTTAAATGCTTCTGTTTTCATATAATTTATTATGTTAATGGTACGTTTGCGAGTGACGAACTCGCAGGTTCTTGGCTAATATTTGGGTCTTGTGGTGCTTGTGGTGCTCCTGTTACATCTGTTGGGTTAGGTGGATTAGCTGAGTCTTGGGGTTGTTCGGGTGTCATCTCTGGAAACATTTGCTGGATATATAGTTGAGGATTGGTTATCCATAATGCTGTTTGTTTTGCTGTTTCCATTGGGTCGCTGTAGTCTAATTCTTTAAAGAGTGATATTGGGTCGAGTGCTTGAGCTTTGAATAAGTCTAAGGCTTGGTTATGACGAGTGAGTTCGTCTTTAGGAACCATACTATTAGGCGACACACTAACCACAAATCTACGTTGCTCATCTGCCATTTGTAGACTTACATATTCCACAGCCCTACCTGCTCCCATAATGGCAGCATAATGCTTTTCATCATAGAAGACATAGTAAAGTTGTGTCCACCAATTAAAGACATTATCTGCCACTTGTTCTAAGGCATCGCCTATACCACCACCTATACGAGTTGAATCGTGAGATTGGTTTAGTATCATTCCACGAGCAGTAGTGTCTGAATTTTGGTCTTGAGGTGAAAGTCCTTGAACGCCATAGATAGCCATTAAGGTTTGTTTAGAAACTTCTAGTTTGTTGAGTAGTCCATCAGGTAAAGGATTGCTTGGAAGTCTTTGTACTGTGTCTTTAGGAGCAAGGATAGGATCACCTGACTCTACTGCGTCTGCTGCTTGCTTGCCTGTCTCCATTGTAAAGTGTGCATCGTCTAAGAGAATAGCATTATTGCTATGTCTTAGGTTCTTCATTACTTGTGAATCTGTTTCAGTTATCTCGTCTTGATTAGCTATGTTTTGCTCTATAAGGTTTGTGAAGTCGTGAGGTTGGTCTTGAAGAGAGAATACTGAAAGGAAAGTATAAGGCATCTTTGGAAGTGCAAAGTGATTAGGCTTACCATCTTCGTAGTTATAAAACTCATTTTTATGTTTATCTAAGATATGTTCTTCGTAAGTTGTAAAACAGTAAGCGTTAGTCCACCACTCTGTTCTTACTACAGATGTGCCAAACTTCATTCCTACCTTTTCAGTTATGTATGTTTTGCTTTCAGGGTATAGGTCTACCAACTCTTGAGCTGTTGATTGTATTCTTTCGCCTAAGTAAGCACCTCTGAAATCTCCTTTAACATCTATATAACCATCAGGGTCTAATACAAAGTTAGAGGGTTTGCGTACTTCGCTTTTAATATCATTAGTTTCTATATCCCATCCGTGTTTCATTACAGCAAGAAAGTACACAGACCAATGCCAGACTAATAAGCCTAAAGACTTTCTAAGACATAACATATCAGCGTGGAATTGAAGCATTGTCTTTATATCTCCTGACGCTGTTTTACCCTCGTCTGTATTGTCTGACCATACTACTGGCTCAGGATTTTTGGCTAGAGCTTGAGGAACGAATGTTGCTGTTGAGGAGAATAAAAGATTACTAGGAGCTGTCTTGCCATTTCTAGTATTGTTTTGAGTGCCAAGTAAGTATGCTTTGTTTGCTTTCTGTCGTGGTTCTATTTTACCAATGTAAGGTGCTGATTTAGTTTCGTAACCCTTTCGTAGTTCTAAGAGTTCTTCGTCTGTTAAGTCTAAAGCGAGTTCGTCAATAGCATCAGAGCTGATACCTTCATCGTGTGCGTAACTAGAAGAAACCTTATTAGTTTCATTTCCTACTAAGTCTGTTACTCCTTCTATGTTTAAATCAAATGGTGATATTTCTGGCATAACGCAAAAAAGTGCCCACCCTTTTGGGGGTAGACACTTCTGATGTACAGTTAAGTGTTAATTTACTAATTCAGTATAAAACTAATATTAAATCTTTGCAACTGTGGATAACTCTGGTTTATAGTTATGTTCTATTTTTACATTTCCTATGTTACCTTGTGCATCAAAATCTAATGTTACTCTCCCTAACTTCGTATCGAATACTCCAACACTATTAAGAAACTCCATCAACATAAATTGTTTGACTTGAAGTGGTGTTAAATATACTGGTACTGCTTTTATTTCTACCATTCTTTTTCTTGATAAATTCCTAATGGATTATCAGGCTCACTTGTAATAGTAAAATTGCCAGCTTTCTCTACTCCTTGCATTACTCCACCTTTCTTTATTACAGTAGCTAAGTCTTGTGCAAATCTGTCTATTCCTACTCTTGCATATACTGTACTCATTAAGAAGTGGTCTGCTCCTTTTCTTTTCCACACCCATCTCCATCCGTATTGTGGGTCATTCTCTTCACCTTTAATCTCTTGCACTCTATATATATTTAAACAATGCTCGAAGAATGGTTGCCAATCTTCTTTCTTGCCATAGATAGGGAAGCGTTGTTCTTTCCATTCGTCTACTACAGTCTGCACCATACGATTTCTATCTACTAATACTTTACCTACTATCTTGCCGTCTTCTTCATCTACCCAACGAATGATTTGTTGATTTCTAGTTTCTTTAACAAACCAACACAAGAACACTCTACCTCTATATTTAGCTTGTAGCTTTCTTATACCAATCAAATCTCCACCTTGGTCAGATACTAAGATTGAACGAGGAAAACGTATTAGAAACTTCTCTAGTTCGTCATAAGGATCATATCCAGGAGTAGGGTTCTCTGCAATACTTGGAATGTATTGATGAAAGAATATGCCGTCTTTATTAGCTAGTGTCACGTGAATGTTGTGTCCAGTATCGCAACCAATAATTATTCTGCCTTCTTGTTGATTTGCTTTGTCTATTAAATTGCTCTCCATTATCTTCTGACTTAGAGCATCGCTTGTATTGATATAAGGAAGTCCAGCTACGAAGTTAGCGAAATATTCTTTTGTATTATTGCGTTTCTTTTCAGCTATCTTAGATGCTTTCATCATAGGGTTTATCCACAATGGAATCCAATAGCCACTCCATTTACCTTCAGCAGTTGCCACCCACTCACCTCGTCTAATGTCTTCATATAGTATCTCGCTTTTACATTTAGGGCAGATATACTTCTCTTGCCCATAGTCTATACAATCTTCATCAAAGACATATATCTCTTGACAAGCGTGCTTTATGTGCCACTTCTTCTTATCACTCATATTCCAATGCCTATCAACACCAAAGTCAGGAATAGTAGGATTAGAGAATACCCACTTCCAACCAAACTCAGAGTGTTGTAGACGAGAGTCAAATGTTTCTAATATGTTCTGTGGGGATTTGTCGTGCTCATCTGAAATCAACATATCAGCTGAAAGCA